TTTGGTCTATTACCGGGCCCCATAAAGCCCTATGTGGAATTTTATCTGTCCCAAATTCTAAAATATTAGCAATATAGGATATTTCTACACCATGTTTATTTTTTACTCCCCGCCTTACTCCACAATAATAGGTGTAAGCTTCTCGCCATATTTCAATGCTATCATAATAGGAGAGGGTTTCTACAAAATAATCACTATGGCCTTTACGATTAATAGTTGAAGATGATAATGGTTCCCATACTACGCCTTCTGGGGGCTTTTGGTCTCTTATATGGCCCTTAACAGCTTTCACTACTTGTTCTGCTGCTTTTTTTTGACCATATAAAACCGAAGTTTTGATATTAGGAGCTAAGTTTCTTATAAACCTTTGAGCTCCAGCCCAATCCCCAAATAGGGTAATCTCCATAAAACTATCATTAGACATCTATTCCTGCTGCTTGTGTATCAGTAGTATCTCCGGTCATTGTTTCTTGTCTTTGTAATATAATACCAATATGGTAAGGCCCGGTATTACCTTGTGATAAAGGTGTATCTCCATAAGCCTTATATATTACTCCGTCATGTACAAATCTATCCCGTACTTTACTTCCATAGTTAAAATTACCTTCGGCTGTTAAATACCCTGCTTCTTGCAGGTAGTTTTTATTCAACATCATAAAGGCATTCATTCTATCCAATTCACCAGCCAACTCTGTAGCATTAATTGGCCATTTATGGAATTGGTTAAAGTCCAGAAGTACCAGAAGCTCTTTATCCTCAAAGGTATCCCCCTCATTATCGTGCCCATCTACATCTAATCCATACTTATACCTATGCCATATAACAACATCTTTATTGAAAGTTAAATGGGCACTGTCCATTAAGTTAGTAAACTTAGTCCAGTCAACATCGGGTATCAAGTTAGTTCCAGCCATATTAGCAGCATCTTTGAGATATTACATCAGTTACAATGTATATACTCGGGTTATCACAATTATTTCTTCTTATAATTATTGGTAATACTGGTTTAGCCTTGCAACCACAAATCTCAGGTATGTATGTATCTAACCGGTTAGCTAATATACAAATTTGGTTTTTATACTCTGCCATTAGCCCACCATCTTTTTTAAAATATGCAGCTAATAGTTTAGAGCCTGATTCAGTATTATTTTTATCTAATGGGTTAAACCACTCCGCATTAGATGGGCCAGTTTCTAGCTTCTTTAAGACTGGCTCTGCACTAATTGAGCTTGAAGATGATGAAGAACTACTAGAACTGCCATTCTGCAATGCTAATGCTGCCCCAGTTACTGCGTATTGATTTAAGAGTTCAATTAACAGCTCATATACCACTAATGAGGCAATTAAAGCATTAAATAGGGGTGGCCATTTAGTTTCATCGAATACATCAGCATCTGCTATAGCCGGTGTAGGAGCCTCTTGAAGGCTTAATTGCCATTTACGGATTGTATTCAATAAACATAAATCATCATTATAGCCGGGTAGTTTGCATTTTACTTGTTCTATTATCGGAACTAATAAGCTGTTTGCTGTAGTAGCTATCAATAAGAACTTTGTAGTTGTTGCAACTCTTGTACCATCTCCAACTGTTAACTTTACTATGTAGATACCTGGTGCTGTATAAGAATGGCTGGGATTTTGAATATTTGAAGTATTCGTATCACCAAAATCCCATAACCATGAGGTTATGGGACTTGTACTATTTTCAGGAATTGAGGTATCTGTGAAGTTAGCAGCTAATAGGTTAACAATTACCGAAAAATTAGCTGTTATCATTTTTTACCTATTTTAAATCGTTAAACTCATCCGTGATTTCCTCTCTTTTATCTTTATCAGATTGCTTTGTCCAAATTACAGCCTCAATATCAATATTTAAGGCTTTAGCTAATTCATCCAAATCTTTACCTTTAATTTTATCCAGAGTATCAATCTTCGGTTGTAATTGCTCCTTTAAAGATTGGGTTGCTGAAGCAGTAGAAGCATCGGCAGCAGCTTGAGTATCTTCAGGCAACTTTACTTTAGGGGCTTCAGGGGTTGCTTCCTGTTTTTCCTGAATAAACCCCAGAGCCTTTTTGATTGTTTCTAACCCATGTGTATTTACTAATACCTGCACTTGTTTATTTACCTGGTTATTAGCTTTAGCTTTAGCTTCTTCAATGGATTGATTTTTCTTTTCCATTAATTCCTCATATTCATCTGGTTTTATCTCGATGATATGGCCTTGTGCTGCAGCATTTTTAGCTTTTTCACTTCCAATATATTGTGCCTCTGTAATGAAACCTGGCTTTGTTGGGGATAATTGTAACCCACTTTTTACGTCGTAGAAACTAAGAGCTTTTACCCCCAGTTTAAAATATTTTAATTTATCTGCCATGATGTTGGTGTTTTATGAATAATAATAGTCACTCACTTAATACCCTAACTGATTAGTTAGTTAAAGGTACCACTTCTTGTTTACTCGGGTCCATGTAATCAGGGAAGCCAGCAGTAGCGAAGTCTTCTGTAGTGTCCATTACTACTCTTGAGTCACGGTACATCGTGGCAAAGCCAGTTGTCAATGATGCATAAGTTGCTAGGGTTTGGTTTGAAATGATTTTCTCACTTTCAATCAATAATGGCTTAGCATTTAATTTAATTACTGAGCTATCCGGGTCTAAGATTATTACTTGATTTGCCGGTACTGCAGAGTGTACATACATATCTGCACTTGATGGGATAGGACTTTTTACATTCAGCTTCGCCAAAGGTGTTCCTGCTTGTCTCTCTTTGAACTCCGGCAAATCCAGGGTGTCTATAGCCATAGCTTCACCAGCAATCATAGTTGTCGGGTTTTTCCCCAGCCTTGACATTCTTACCCAGATTTTTAAATAATCCCGGTATGTGAGAGTTCCCGGAGTAGTAATACCAATTACCGGAGCAGATGCAGCACCACCAGCTTGTTCTCCATTGATTAAGATGTCAATAAGCTGAGTATCTAATTGCTGGCCCAGTTTTACTCCGAAGTCCTGTAAAAAGATTGATACCACGTTAATGGAAACATAATCTCTAACTTCATAGCTCATTGATATACCCCGGCCTACTTTATAGATAGTTACATCTTTTGAACCATAAGAAATATCGCCCAATGGAATTGTTTCAGCCTCATTTACTTTTTTCGGAGCTGCATCACTCATATTAATATGGGGCATTTTAATTGATAAGCCCGATACTGATTGCTCAGCAGCAATAATGTTAGGGTATATTGTACCCCGTCTTAATCCTAATCTGATTGGTTCACGGATTATTTCCGGGATTAAGTAACGATATTCTTTGTCCGGTAAAACAAATATATTGTTAATTGTGTCTGTACAAGTATCAATACCTAAATCTTCCATGAAAGACTGCATTGATAACCCCCAGCGTTGTTTTACATATTGAGCTAAAGTAATATCCAGAGCTCCTTTTTCTTTCCGACGAACCGATTCTAATTGGTTGTGGATTTGCTCTAACTCTTTTTTGTAGGTAGAGGCTGCCATTTGTGCTTCGTTCATATTGATTGAAATTCTAAGGTTATTAATTAATTTTTATTGTTGATGTTTTCTTTAGGTTGCCGGGTTAATATTTATAAGCAACTCTGATTTCCTGGCCTGCTTCAGTTGCATCATCTAAAGCCCACCCCAGTTGAGCTGCATTACCAGCTGCAATGGTTTTAAATGTATTAACCACGTGTTGAGGTTCACGGTCTGCTGCTGCAATAGTTCCAGCAAAAGCAACAGGGCCTGCATTTAGGGGCCCTTTAGAGTTAGCATATATAATGCAATTAGCTCTCATTTGAACTGTAGCAATTCCGCCAGCGGCTCTTTTATGTAATGAGAAGCCTACGCAAAGCCCCATATTATCGTCTTCAGCTAGGGGTTGGATTTCCCCGGTTGCTGTTAGTTTTACCGGTTGGCCTACTTCTACCGCAAATGTTGCTGCAACAGTAAACTCTTGTTGTAACTGGTCCAAAACCCTTTTATAGATTGTGGTGGTTGTTTGTCCGCCTAAAGTGTTCATAAGTATTTAGATTATAATGGTTATTAATGGATTTATTTTTTCTCTTCCACTTCCTCAAAAGCCTGGATGCTTCTGCTGTTGGATTCATTCGATGCCACTTTGGAAGCTGCTGCTAAGGCATCTTCTGCTGAAAGATTTATAGTTTCACCTTTTTTAGCTCCGTCTGCACCGTTACCACCTGCGCCAGCTGTTTGAGCTGATTGACGGCTAATGTCGGTTGATTTGCATTTAGTACAGGTTAAAGGTTGTAAATCGTTCAATTCTTTTTCATATTGCTCAGCTAAAGTAGTTAATACTGCCGGGGGCATCTCTTTTAAAGACCCCATATATTTTTCCTCTGCTTTATCGCCCTTAACAGCCTGGTATGCTTTCTTAGCTCTTTCCTGCAATGCAGTGATTGAGGCTTTACCATACTCTAATGCAGCTTTATCTTCTGCACCTAATTCAGCTTTTTCAGGAGCCTTAGCTTTAAGCTCAGTAAGTTCCTTATTAACCTCGATAAGCTTCTCAGCCGAGCCTGCATTATCTTTACATTTGGTTTGAACAGCCGATTTAAGTTCATCGTCGCTCATTTTCTCTGTGCCAGTAATGCCCATCAATAAGGCCAATACTAAAAGGTATTCTTTGTTCATAAATGTTGTTTGATTATTATCGTTATTATTAATTACGCTGGGTATTGTATTTTCCTCTTCACCCTCTTCTACCAAGCTTGCAGTGTCAGAAAAATGTAAGAATGAATGCTTTGGTACTTCAGCATTACTTATTGTGCCATCTCTTCGAGCAGCTTTTTCTGGGTTTAATATTTTACCGTCTTCTCCTACTTTCCTTGCATAAGGGTCAGCCCCATGTGGAACCAAGGATATTTCAGAGTAACGAAGAATTTTAGTAGCAACTCTGGTATATATATTACCTTTCTCATCAAATGTGCCCAGTTTATTTCGGAACTCATCATCAGATATATTTGGGTGAGATTTCTCCCACTCAAAGGAAACTGTTACAGATACCGAATGAAGTGCGTTCATTTCAATAGAGCGAACAATTCCCGGTACTTTCTTACCATCTATTTTTAATCGGGCATTTATTCCAGCAGGTACTTGTATACCTTTATCTGTCTTATATGCATTTTGCCATTCTACGCTTTCAATAACTCCAAGTTCATTACCCACCAACATTTCATGGTTAGGGTAAACTGTTTCTGCTACTAATAACTGTAAGCTTTTCTTTAAAACATTATTTTGTGAGAAGTCTACCGGATTAGTATTTTTATGTACTACAACCTCTGATAAAGCTCTAAAGATTGGAAATGAGTAATCTCCATCCTTAGGCTTAAGGTCTTCCGGTGTAGCCTCTGGATAATAAGTAGCAAAATTAGGTGTAGCACTATCCCATAAACCAAATTTACCTAAGTCAATTTGTTTATTGGGGTTATTACATATCCCTGAAAGGGGTAAAGCATTAGGGCTGTTTGGAACAATTAATGCCCGGCCCAGCCCTAATTTAATCGTTGATTTAGGCATGTCTTATCTTTTTGCGAAAGGGTTGTTGTTATAGTCATCCGGAAATAAAACTTTAAGCCACATAGGTATAACACTGATGATAATACTTAGTATGGTTCTTATAGCAATTTTCCAGCTATCTAGTAAAGGCAATAAATCCAGCTTATCTAATATACCCATGGATATAGCTACCCCGGCAAATACTAATGTAGGCCAAATTCTTGAGTTAGGGATTTTAGAATCTCTTACCTGATTAAATACTGATAAGATAATACCTAAAATTATAATCCCCCCTGATACCCAATCACGAGTACCTAAGTTAAGATGTAAACTGTTCAGCGTATCAAAAATTAGCTGTAAAGTTATAATTATTAATCCCACCAGGGTAATGGTTTTAGATGTTCCTTGTGCTGGTTGTTGTGTTGGTTCCATTTTTATATTTAAGGCTTATTAATAATCAGATTAGTGTTTCTCAGCCCCCACATATATTTTGGTATTATTACCCAATGCGAAACGGTATCTATTACCCAATATTGCTTCGTGATTCCCAAAAGTCCCGGCACCAGTCGCTATATTGGTTGTTGCTGTATTATCTATAATTATACTGGCTGTACCGGCATCTACTCTGAATGTAAGGAAATTATACACATTCTTAGGTATATCAATCGTATCTACTCCAGATGTGGTAACCTTATAAAATACTGCACTATATATAGTGGCCTGGCTGGTTAACATACTTGCAATTGTATCGTATACCTGATTAGCATTTGCCTTAGCGGGGGTGTAGTATTTATAACTCAACCCATATTTAGTAGCTCCGATATGTAAATACACCAAAGATGTAGGAGTTGCTGGCTTTTCTAAAATTACTTGTGTTTTTGGAGCTGTTACCTGGGTACTACCTGTAGTATAGGTGATTGAACTTCCATTATCAACTACATTCACTGTAGCCTGAGCTTTCACTGTCATGCAAATAACTGCCAGCAATAAGTAAAAGGTAATTTTCTTCATGTTATTTTTGTTTAGGTTTGTAATTGATATTAATAATTGGGGTGGGCTTGTACTAACCCTGAGGCTTATCTTTTGTTCTTCTACCTTTCTCGGATTCTTTTTTTCTTTTTTGCTTATCCTCTTTTTTAGCAGACCTGGTGGATGGGTCCGGTTCAACATTTACTCCTACACCCCTTACTAATCGTGGCTCATTTACAGAAGGCTTCTCAAAACCCATATCAGCAGCATAATGCTTAAGGTCAATAATACCATCATAATAAAGGGCATTATTATTTCTAATTTTAACTTCCCGAGCTTGTTCAAATTTAAGGGCATCCTGTAGTGTAGAAGCATTAAATTGAATCCAGGCTTTCTTAAAACTAAACCCGGCTAATAATAGTTCTCTTTTTATTCCAAACTCTAAATTGGCCCTTACAGCATTCTGATAGTGAGCTAATTCAGATAACATCTTGGTAAATACAATCGTTATTTGAGTTTCTGTTCTACTGTCATCCCCACCGAATAGGGCTGGGTCTGATTTTAAGCCCCTAATAACTCTATTCCAGTTAAGACTGTACATATCTTTAACTCCCGAGGCATCTTGAGAGGTATTATGAAATTCAAATTCCGTGTCATCTTTAAATCCCACGGTTATACCGTCTCTATACCCCGCTTTTATTCTCTCTTTAGCCTGCAATAAAAATGCTTCAGCTTCAGCAGTATACTTAGTTGTATTTTGACCTGACTTAAATTCGGGTTTTTCTAATAATACCTGTAAAAAACCCCAAATACCAATTTGCTCAACTATCCATTTGATATTGTCGAGCATTTTATAATCCGTTTCAAGGGGTTCTAATGCATTTAAGAAAGGGGGAATACCATAGGGGCTTTCATTATCTCCACCCATGCCTATGTACTTAAATGAATATAGATTAAGTTTCCATAAACTACCTTCCATATCCGGGGACTTTCTTTGTACACCCCTCAATAGTTCATAGTTTATATTCAACCTTTGCCAGGGTCTATAATATCCCAGGCTTGTATCAAAGGCAAATTCAATTTCTTCGGGGTGAACAAAGAACACATTATCAATAGTAGATAAATCATTAGCTGTTACCCATTCATTTGCAATAGCTCCACCAATCATTAGTTGTTTAAACCACTTAGCTAATAAGCCTTCGGGGTTTGTATAATTCTTATTGGCCCACTCTTCAATTTTCATTGTGATATGGTCCCTCATTTTATCGGCTTGCTCATCGCTTACCTGAGCATCAAAGAATAATCTGAAGCCCGTATTTGCTAATGATATAACATTATTAAGAGCCATACCAAAATCTGGGTTGACCTTTGTTAAATGTCTTATTGTACAAACAGCCTTAGTATTAAACTCAGGCTTAATAAAAATTAAATTCTTATCAATATAGGGGTAATTGTTCTCTGTGAAAGAGGGTTGGCTTGAACGGCCAGTAGTAGGAGAAATTACGGGAGTTTCTTTAAATGCTTCCTGAAACGGGGGTATCTCAAAGATAGGCTCCTCAATGGGTTGGCCATCTTCTTCTACAGCAATATTAAGTAAATTTCTACCCATTAAAGCATTATATGCTGCTGATACTCTATCTCTAAAACCCATAATTATCTTGGTAAAATGATAGGTCCACTCATGCGGCCCTTTCTAATGTGATTTGTAATTGATTTGCCCATAATGGAGTCATCATGGAATATGCCTTCTTCATCAATATCATCCTCGCTGCCTTTACGATTTTTTCCCAGAGCAACTGGACGATTATTGTCATCATAAATGAATGTGTAAGCCTCTTGTACAAAGAATGGGTCTTTAATAATGCAATTCCCATACCTTATGTCTTCCTCTAACCCATTTATAATAAGAGGCCGGGTCTTGCTTGTTGTATACCAGCCTGCTATTTTTTCCTCTTTGGGTTTTCTTTCCCCTTTCTCTTTCAATATCCGGGTAGTATGATATTGATTTTTATACCCTGAGTCCTCAATTTTTGAAACTACAGCTAAACCAATATCATTTCCTTCGGGAGCAAGCTCTGCATAGTTATACTCATGCCCTAAGTCCAATAGTAAATCCGCTAATGCAGAAACTTTGATTTTCCCTTTGAACGAGGCTTGTTCCTCGCCATAGGCATCCATTATACTAAATGCAGAGTAATCTCGTGACTTACCTGTTGAAACGTCACTTCCTATCCAATAATGTTTATCTTTTTCAGGCTTATTGTAAATTCTAAGGTTACCCCCAAATCGTGTACTTAATGGGTTATGCTCATCTAAGCAATCTTCAATAGCCCGGATATCTGCAAGATTAAATACCGTGTTACCTGAAGTTAAGAAGTCACCATCAATTTCTTGTGCTGTTCTTCTTGGCCCTAAAATATTACGTTGTTGTTTATACCACTCAATATCTCTTTCAGGGTGCATTCTCCAAGTTAAGCTTAATGGAACAAATCCATTAGAGCCATTGCAAGCTCCTACCCAAGTTTGGTGATAGAAATTACCTACACCATAAGGGGTAGAATTTATGATTGCAGAACCCCCAGTGGATAGCGTTGGAAAAGCCGCGGCCCATATTGTATTAGCCCATCTCACAATCGCTGCCTCATCAATTACCATCAATGATACTGCTTCTGAACGGCCCGCATCCTCGGTAGTTGGTATAGATGAAATCATTGAGCCATTACAAAATTCCAGTTCAGTCACTGTACCTATATCAGAGCCCCTGCCATTTATTACAGGGACTTTCAAAAAGTCGGGAAGGTTATTGTACATGAATTTAATACGCTTCAATACCTTCTTAGCTACTCGGTCTTTAATGGATATGATTACAATATTTTTGTTGCTATGGAACATTGCAAGCCATAAACAATACATTGCAATTAGCTCTGTAATACCCCCTTGCCTAAACTTTTTGATGATATTAAACCTATTTCTCATGAAATGGTATAATACTTCCATTTGGTAAGGGTATAGCTCAAATTTAACTTTACCTCTTATTGGATGTACACAATAAATAAACTTGCTAAAAAGGAAAGGGTCCTTATGGCATTCATGCAAAATTGCTATTTCCTCCGATTTTACCGGCTTTCTTACTGTTTTCTGTCCCATGTTATGCACTATATAGTCCGCAATGGCTAATCTACATCTAATACCTAAAATTTAAAATAATAGGAAGAGGAATATATACACAGAAGATAAATAATAAAAATATACGTAGTATATTATTTTTATTTTTATCTTTATACTGTATTATATTACCCTCTTTCTATATTTTTTGAGAGAAGATAAGAACCAACTACCCAATTCGTAAGGTGGACATTTCGTTACTGTTACTCTTGCTTTGTTAATATCAGCCTTTAGTGTAGCTTCATCAATAGGTAATTTAAAACTATCAGGCAGGCCTTGTATCCTTGCCAATTCTCTGGGAGACATCATTTCTCCTTTATGGTTGAATTGCCTATTCTGTTTCCTTGCTGTAGCAGGAGGCTTATTAGCAAGGTTCTTATATACCCCAGGTGCTGTTACATACTTTCTATCTGTAACTTCAAACCTACTTTTATGCTTGAGCTTACCGAGCCAGATATCTTTGATTTGTTGTAAGCTCATCTTACATCCTCCATAGATTGTTATGATTTGGTCTAAAGGCTCTACATAGTGGCCTAATTCTAAGTCTGTTTCATTTAAGCCCAATAAAAGTTCTTTTGATTTAACTGGGCTATATTTTGATTTCCTTGGAAGCTTAAAAGCCTCTTTAAGGAAAGGTTTGTTCTTTCTTATACCGATTACAACTAGCCTTTTTCTATGAACCTGAGAATTACCAAAGCGGGACATTGGAACCGTATAAAAAATTAAGTTATACCTTCTGTAAAGCCTCTTAAAATTTTTCTTGGGGTAATTCTTAAACATCGCTTCTAAATTCTCAAACAGAAATAGGCTGGGTTTATATTTATCTATGGCATTCTTAAAGGTTAGAAAGCTATCGTTAAACTCGATAGAACTAAGTTTCTTTGCTCTTGAGTATGATAATACACTACCACTGCCACAATCTGGATGCCCGACTATCACATTGGGCTTTAAATCATCTTTTTCGGCTTCTGCCAGGCTTTTATAAAACGGTAACCCCTTAAAATTAGCCTCCCAGGCTTTTTGACCTTTTGTGTAATATACACTACGTGGCTCAATATTGCCTATAAGGTACTTTTTCAAAGCATACAGTAACACCCCATTGCCTGAACAAACCCCCAAAACTCTAATATTACGCATTTACCCATTTTATTTATGTTAGTTATAAACTAGTATTGCAAACCTAAGTACTATTTTAGATTATGAAATATTTTCTTGTATCTGTATTTTGTAAAGCTGATGGACAATTTCTATTCCAGGCTGTTAAGGTAGCAACTGAACAAAATTTACCTACTGCACAAGAGGTTGATAAAAACCTAAGAGCAATTACCCCCCGAAATTATGAATCTGTCCATATCACTGCATTTAGTGAGTTTCCTGATTTGAATACCTACAAAAATTTCCAAACCAAAATCCTTTAAAATATGAACTGGGATAACTTCATTAAAGAATTGGGCGTTCAGTTTAAACAAACGCTAACCGCTGCTCAAAAAGCCTCAATAAAAAATGTAATAGATTACTTCTATGCTGATGGCCACACAAATATAGATTATTTGATGTACATATTGGCTACTAACAAATGGGAAACTATGCATAAATGGGTTCCTGTTATAGAGAAAAAAGCTAACCCAGCCAAACAACCTGAAGTTTGGAAGTGGCAAAAGAGGTATTGGTTTACTAATATGATGGGTAGAGGTAAAACCCAAATAACCTGGATTGATAATTACCGGGAATTCACCCCCATTGTAAATGCCAAATTAGCTTTAATTGACCCCTTAAAACCTAAGGTGGACCTTGTTAAGAATCCCGACCAAGCCTTGGATGATATGGTTTCTACAATCATTATGGTAGAAGGTATGACTGAGGGTTTATTCCGATTTGATAAAGTTAAAAAGAAATCCATTAAACTTTCCGACTTCTATAACCCCACAACAAATGTATTTGATGCATTAGGAGCAAGGAAGGTTATTAATAGCATTGATGCAGTTGAGGTACGGGATATATATGCTAAACTTAAAGTTTGTTATAACATCACCAATAAATAATTTTACAATGAACAAGGAAAAACAACAACGCCGCAGAGCTAAGTTAAAAGCATTTGCGAAGGCTGTAAAGACATTCTTTACAAGCACCCTACCTAAATGGTTTAAAAAGGTAGAAGATGAATTTTTACCTGTAGCTATGGATTTAGCTTTAAGGTTTATGACCGGTTTTAAAACAGTAACTGATTCAAATGTTATTGACTTCATTACTAATTTCACGGCCACTGGGAAAGATGACCAGGCTGTAGAAGAAATTAGAAGCATCACAGAGAAGGTTATTGATGGTATTTTGGAAGGTAAGGTATGTTTGCAGAAAGAAACCTTTGCTGAAAAGCTTTTATGCTTAGCTGCATACATTAAAGGCCTTTCTTCATTCGACAGACAGAACATCCTTAATGGTATGCACGCAAGTTTAATTGCTGGCTTCCATGAAAACCGATTATCTAATAGCCACGATTACATGGTATTAGCGGTTAACCAACACCAGATGGAAACATTCGATATGTCAATGGCTGCATAATGATACAGAATATTGAGATACACCAAACAAAAGAAGAGGCTCCGGCCTCTTTTTCATTGTCCTTTGTGGAATATACGCCCAAATGGACTATGCTCCATGAAGTGGCCCAATATAAAAAACAGATAACAAATAAGAAGCGAATGACAGCTAAAGATTGGATTGATGGCAGGTATTATTTTACATTAATTCCTAACTTGAGCTTGGATGACCTTAAGTCTATTCGGGATGCTATTGATAATCAGATAAATAAATTGCATGGCCAGAAAGAAGAAACTAAAACAGGAACCGTACATCGGACCAAGCGGGTTCGAGATAAATGAGAAGGTAATGAAAAAATGGAGGCCAGTAATACATGGCCGAGTAATTAAAAAAGAAGGTAAAACCCGGTTAAGATTGCATAATAAGGTTAAAGGTTATTTAGATAGCTCAGCTGGACAATATATGGCAGAAACATTGAAGGCTATGTTTAACTCTCAAAAGACCATTGCTCGGAGCTTGAAGAAATCTAAAGCTGACCCTTTAACCCAAACATATCTTGTGCCCTTTTATTATATGAAAGAATTTGAGGTTTGGGTTCACAAAGAAAGGTTTACTTGGGAATTGGTTGTATTAAAAAAACATAAAACCCCGGACTATAGTAGATGTGATGACATTTAATTTATAGTTTCCTTTTTTATTAACTATTATATATATATATTTACAACATCTTAAAATTGATATTATATGCCAGTAGAGTTAAAATACCTCATCTTTATTGTTTTAGGTTTTATTGTTACCAAATATATTCTAAGTGATGACAATGAAACGCCTTACGACCCAGATGACAACCTGTACAATTAGTTGGACTATTGATAAATTGATTTGAATGGTTTTTTGACTTGGGGGCTGTGAAGAAATTTACAGCCCCCTTTTAACTACTTCTAAGGTTACTATTATCAATTATTAAACCTAAATTATTATGGCTTTTAAAATAACCATCACTATCCTTTTACTGCTAATATTAGCAGTATGCATTATTAACACTTTAAAATTATTCAAAACCATGGAAGATTTGCAACAAATCAAAGAAGCCTTGCAACAGGCAAACCAAACCATCACTGAGTCAGCTGCAGTAGCTGCTAAAGTGGATGCAGATGTAACAGCGTTACACGCGAAAATTGACGGCATTGCTGACTCACCAACTGCTGAAGAATGGGCAGAGGTTAAAGCACTAGCTGAAAGTTTAAAAACCGGTTCCGCTTCATTGAAAGAAGCCTTAATAGAAACCGATGCTAAAACTGACGACGAGTAGTACCTGCTGCATCTTAGTATTTTACGGAAAGAAAGCCCTGGCCTCTGGTTGGGGCTTTCTTATTTTTTTTTAAATTTTAAAATAAAACCAATGATACCCAAACATTTTAAAGAGCAATCTAATATTTTAGCAGAAAACCAAGAAGGTGTAAAACCCTTACCGGTTTATATTGATTTAAAAGACCCCAATACTCCCATAACCTCTGCTTGGGAATTGGGTGATGATGAATTAGCCTGGCTAAACCAAACCCGAGAGTTGTGGTTACAGCAATTAACTTGGGGTAATCTATTGCAACCTATATACCCTACAGTATATAAAGATGAACTTAAGCTGGGACCTTTTCAGGTAAAGCAAATTGATACTCTACCCATGACAAATAGACCTTTCTTTGGGATAACTAAAGGGTTGCAAAACAGTGAATATAGTGAACAAATATTTAGATTAAGACAAAGTTTATTAGAATTACTTAAAAGTGCACTTAAAAGCTACCCAAATAATGCTGGAGTAACCTTTGTAATCTCTGGTATAAATGATATTTTCAGAACATTCAATATTTATGTGGGCTTAGCAGATTTTGAAGTAGAATTTTCTGAAAAAGATACCCTATTTATTATTAAACCCAAAACTATAAATTTTGCATTGCTCTTACAAGCTTTAAATTTTTAGGGTTTTATTATATATCAGAAAATTAGAATTATATTTGTATATGCAAACATACATTAATACAGAGGACAGCCTTGAAAGATTTGGTCAATTCATAATAGGTCATGCCATTTTATGTTTTGCTATATTTATGGTAGGCTTATATTGGCTTAAAACTGAAATCAAAAAGAAATTAGATGATAAGGAATAACACTTAAAATAATAATAACATGGACATTACATTAAGTATTCCAATACCAGAAAATGTATTGGCAGAGGCTGCAAAAATCGAAAGGGGCTCCAGGAAAGGCAGTGGCGGAGTTTCCATAGCCACTAATGAAGTTATGAATAGTAGTAACTTAGGGGCTAAACTCTTAGTTAAGTGGGGTATTATAAGAGAAATTGATGGAGATGAAGATGACCTGCAGTTAACCCATTTTGGTGAAACCCTACTTATATCTACTGAGATTAAGGAAATGAGGCTAGAGTTAGAAACAAATAATATAATTTTATCTACCAAGCTTGGCCTAAATGATAAAGATATTAAGGAATTAGAAAAGGTCGGTATAAAGGAAAAAGTTTTAACTCATTTAAAGGAATTAATAAAACAACAGCCATGACAATAATAGCAACATTTGTAGGCACAGACTCAGCGGGTTATGTACATGGGCAAACCTACAAATTAAAGGTAAGTCAATTTAGAGGCATGACGATTATAAAGAAAGAGGATGACAGGGATAAAGTAGTCTATAAATCTTCTATTGCCTTTCTTAAAAATTGGGATAACATTAAAACTAAATAATTATGAGCTACAAATCAATAGACCCATGCCTTAAGAAGGCTTTGGAAGATGAAATACTATTCGTATTAATGGCAAGAGACCCTACTGCCCCAGAAATAGTGAGAGCATGGGCAAAGGCAAATGTCGGAAAGCAACCGAAAGAGAAAATTCAGGAAGCATTGCAGTGTGCAGATGAAATGGAAAAGACTTGCGCCAATATTAATGCCCGTAAGAATACCCTTAAGCATAGATTAAAGAAGTACCAGGAGGCATTGATAGATACTATGGGCTGGGTTCCTATTGATAAAGGTAATTTGCCTGAGAAAGAGATATTAGCTGCTAACTTTAGACCAGGCAAAACCGGGTATATGTGTAAGAATTTAGGTTATTTGTACATAGACGGAAACAGCATTACTTGTGAGGGTTCACAGGCAAAGTTATATAATTGTACCCATTATATAGACTTAGCTTTATTTGATATAAAGCCTGAAGATATCTGCAAAAAGCCTGAGTGCAATAATAAAGCAGTATGTGAAGGTTTTTGTGCAGCTCATTGTAATTGTAAAGCTTAAGTAATGGAAAAAAGAATACATGAACATGAATTAAGGTTTCAAAAGGCCTGGTTAGTTATTACTATGATTAAGGAGTATAACAACATGGAGCCTGCAGGTGGAACATTACATAATGTAATAGAAGATGGTAATTATGATAAACATAATGTTCAAGGTGCTTTTAATTTTGCAGAAGAAAAAGGGGATTACTGGGGTAAGGCAATAGCTAAAATCCTTTTAAGCTTTGAGGAAAAAGAGATAGAGAATATAATTGAAAGGCCCTGGGAAATTGAAGAATTTATTTATAAGTAAGCCATGAGTAGAAGATTAAAACATACACTAACGGGATTAGTAGGAATTTTTGCAGAGGAAAGAGATACGCCCCAAGGTAAGAAGATTATTATTGATTTACCAGAGGGAAGACACTATTTTGCTCCGAGTAATGAGTTTGTAGAGTTGAGTAATGAAAATCCTAATCCGGATTACCCCATGTATGATAAGATATTACCTATCTTTCAACAGTATATGAGGAAAGAGTTAGCTGCAAACTATACCAAGGGGGGTAGGAACGGACCAGAGGGTTGGTTAAATGTTACAGAGAATAGATTTTGGATTAGTGAGTTATACTATCATGTAGGGAAATTACAAGCAGCATGTAAGGATAACGACCTTGCTCTTATTGCAGAGTATACAGCAGACATTGCTAACTTAGCTATGATGGTATTAGATGTAAAAATTGACTTATTAAATCTACCACTCCTTAATTATGAAAAGCAAAAATGCCCAACTTGTAAGGGGGCAGGTTATGTTAAACTAGGCCCTAAAAATGAACCAGAAAAACAATGGAGTGATAAATGTTTTACCTGCAAGGGTACTGGTAGAATAGCAGCTCCTAAATAAAACTTAAATATAAATACTAAGCAATGAGTGACGAAGAACTACAAGAGCTAAGGAAAGACCCCGTAAAATTTATGGAGTGGCTTAGAAATAATCCTAATACTCATTTTGTTATAGGCAAAAGGAGAAGGCAATTAGGGTTTAACGGCCCAGAGTTTAGGGCAGTATGTGTAAATGAAGCCCTTAAGCAAGGGAAGAAGGTATTGGTATTGGGGCTTAAGGAACAGGGTTTACTCTGGTTTGAGAGCTTAGTTAAACAGATAACAGAAATACCTTTTAAGGTAGAAGCCTATTATTCTGAAAGCGAGCTTAAAGGAGTTAGACCCCCTTGTATCTTTCAAGATGAAATGTATGAACACTTTGTAGACCCTATGATTGCCCAATTAATAGAGCAGGAGCAATTTAGAAAGAAAGAAAATATCAAGAAAATTGATGGCTATTATTTTATAACTTTAAACACCGAGCCTTATGGAAATTAATCAAGGTATACAATTAGCAATTAAGCAGGCTAAGAAAGAGGGGAACAAAGGAGTCAAGGGTTTTGACTCATTAACTAATTCTGAAATTAATAGGTTAATAAATGAAGGCAAGTTAGAAGCATTTTCCCAATCCTATACTATGAATGGGCAAAAGATGGCTTCAATTATATTATTAAGAAAACCTAAGAGTAAAAGACTCCACACGTAGGGGTAGTTAATAGGCTTTTTATCCGATTGAGGATTTTACCTGAGTTGGAGCAATGACGGTTTACTCTTAACAAAAAAGCTATATAAGGAGTAGGTAAGGTTAACCCCCAACGAAACTAATAGCTAAATCCTTTAACCGAAGTGGAACTATGACTACCACTGAAACTAGTTAGAAACGTCGGTGCTGGGTTAATAATCCCTTAGGTCTAAGTGCAACCCGTTCGATTTCCGGGAAGTCACCATTAGGGCTAAATAAAATGCCAGTAGAGGGTTGGAGCCTGGAGTTTATACTCTGGGCTTTTTTGTGTGGTTGGGTACCTGATGCCTTACTGGAAGCTTTTGGGCCTTTCCAGAAATTTTTTGCCCGAGGTTCTCGATTGGGAATTGGGGAGTTTAGTTTGGCAGATGATATATAGGAGCCGCAAATTTTCCAGCAGTGGTATTGGGACACGGTAGCATACCAAACCTGGAACTCATACCTTCGATGGGGTATGGTTCCAGGATAAATATATAACCTTTTAATATAGGTAAGTAAGGCACATATTCAGGTTGAATGTGAATATTGCAATATAGAGTAGGATAACTATTATATAAGCTTTCATGATAAGGGGGTTTAATTGGAGTTAATAAATATGATTTAGATTGATGTTAAGATGGCAATGGCTAGGATTAGTAGGTAAAGCAACCAAGCATAGTCTTTATTTTTATTCTTTCTATTAGTTAAGTGTTTCATATAAGGAGAATTTTAATGGATGGAGAATGGATAAGATAATCATATAAGGCCTATAATGATATATAGGCCTTATATATATTGATGCTCTATTTGCTTAATTCTTTTAGATGAGCAAAGCAAGTAACAATGGCAGCATTGGAGTCTTTTTTGACTGCAGTCATAT